TGCGGCTAGTTTGAATGATGTGATAAACATTGTTTCATTCGATACTTTTGCAGTACCAGACACAGTGCCAGCCAGCACTGGTGGTACTTTTAATGGAGCCATATCGGCTACTTCATACGGAGCAGTTAGTGGCACTACTGGTACGTTTACAGGCAACGTGGGAATTGGAACTGCAAGTCCTGCACATAACCTTGAGATTGTTTCAACAGCTAGTGGCTCAGTTAATGATACATTACAAATTAGAAACAATGCTACAGCCAGTGGTACAGGTTCAAGAATTAGATTTATAAATTCAACTGATGTAAATTCAGATACAAACGGTGCATCTATTGCATCAATTAGAACTGGAAATGACAATGATTTAGCTTTTGAAACTGAAAACGCAGAACGTATGCGTATTGACTCATCGGGAACTGTTTTTTATGGTTGCACAGCATTACCTGATGGAAGTGCTGATGGTGTCTCTCTTGCTTCTACACAATCACAAAGACGTTTTTCAATAAATTCCACATCAAACTCAAATCAAATTTTGTTCTATAATGGGAATGGTCTTGTCGGCAATATAAATACAAGCGGAAGTGCTACAAATTACGTCACATCTTCAGACTACAGACTAAAAGAAAACGTAGACTATACATGGGATGCAACCGCAAGACTGAAACAACTAAAGCCAGCTAGGTTTAACTTTAAAGTAGATGCAGACACTACTGTAGATGGATTTTTAGCACACGAAGTATCAAGTATAGTTCCAGAAGCAATTACTGGTGCTAAAGATGCAATGGCTGTTGAAACTAGATATACGGCTGATGATGTTGAAACACAGGGAGACGATCCAAGTAAAAATGTTGGTGATCCAAAAACTTATTCTTCCTCAAAAATAGATTCACAAGGCATCGATCAATCAAAACTTGTACCATTACTTGTCAAAGCACTGCAAGAACAACAAATAGTAATTGAGTCTCTTACGACTCGCATCACAGCATTGGAGGCAGAATAATGAGTAAAGCCGCAGAATTAGCCAGTTTAGCCAGTGCATCTGAAACGGCTTTAGGTAATCGAAATATGATAATTAATGGTGACATGAAAGTATCACAAAGAGGAACTTCATTTACAGGTTTTGGTGCGGCTGTAAACTACAGCCTTGACAGGTTTGCTAATTATCACAGTTCAGATGGTGCTTTTACAATTAGCCAAGAGACATCAGTAGTTCCAACAGACTTTACCCACGCACTGAAAATACTGACAACCACTGCTGATTCATCTATTGCTGCTGGTCAAAGATTAATTGTGTTTACACGGTGTGAAGGAAACAATGTTTCTCATCTTAACTGGGGAACTTCTGCCGCAGAGACTGTTACACTTTCATTTTATGTCAGAAGCTCAATAACTGGTACTCACGGTGGAGCAATTGGTAATGGCTCAGACAATAGAAACTATCCCTTTACCTACACAATCAGTTCGGCTGATACTTGGGAACGAAAGACAATTACTATCTCTGGCGATCAAACAGGGACTTGGGCTACAGGCACAGGTCGTAGTCTTCAAATAGTATGGGGCTTGGGTGTTGGTTCTACTTTTAGTGGAAGTGCAGGAGCTTGGGCTTCTGGTGATATAAACTCTGCCACAGGAGCAACAACAGGTGTGCTTGGGACATTAAATGCAACGTGGTACTTGACAGGCGTTCAGCTAGAAGTCGGCACAGTAGCCACCCCCTTCGAGCACCGTTCAGTAGGGCAAGAGATGGCTTTGTGTCAAAGATATTATCAAACGATTAATCCAAAAGTTAATGCTATCTTTGCGGCTGGATACCAAAACAATTCAGAACGTATTTCCCAAACTCACCGATTGGGAGTTGAAATGAGAATTGATCCAACTTGTACAGTTCACGGTACTTGGAATGTCACAGGTTGTGACCAACCAGTGTTTACGAGTTTTAGCAAAAATGTTGTTGCTACCCACATTCTAAAATCAGGAGGCGCAGGGTCAGCTTTTTACTATCCTGACGGCACAGGCGATTACTTTTCAATGGATGCGGAGTTATAATTATGAATATTACATCAGCAAAATACATTTCCAGTATTACTGGAGCTAACTCCCACATAGAAGCAGTTATCGATGGCGTTACTATGGCAGTTCCTATAAATACAGAAAACCGACATTACGAAGCTATCCTTAAATGGGTGGCAGATGGAAATACAATAGCCGAGGCAGATTAATGAGTCGCGATCTTGCTACCGATATTATAACAGCTTTAGATGACGGAGTTATTTATCCGTTTTTTGCAGTTGAGTTATTATTTGATGACGATAACACTTTAAGATTATGGACAGGATTAGGAACATTAAATTATAACAGTCAAGAATGGGTGGGAACTGGCGCGTTATTAAACATATCAAAAGTTGAAGAGGCCGCTGAAATAGCCGTAAAAGGGGCTACAATAACTTTAAGCGGTATCCCTTCAGATGTTATCTCTTTAGCCCTCAGTCAGCCTTATCAAGGCCGTGTGTGCAATTTATATTTTGGTATGTTTACAGCTAATAAATTATTACAACAAAGTTCCGATTTTATTTTATTACAAGACGGTCAAAAACTATTATTGCAAACAGATCAAACAAGCATTTCCAATATATTCTCAGGTTATATGGATCAAATGAATATATTAGAAACACCTCAAACATCATCAATAGAATTATTAGTTGAGAATAAATTGATTGATTTAGAGAGAGCTAGAACATCTAGATTTACTTCAGAATATCAAAAGTCAATATACCCTACAGATTTAGGTTTAGATTTTGTAGAGGATTTGCAAGATAAAGATATTGTCTGGGGACGGAATAGTGGGTCTTAGTTTCAAACAAGAATTTATAAATGATGTAAAACCAGAAATAGTTGATCTTATTAATTTGCACTGGGAAGAGATAGCAGTAAACAAAAATATTATTAAACTCAATCCAGACTGGCATACTTATTATGAATTAGAAGATAACAATAAATTAAAAATATTTACGGCACGTTTTAATGGTGCGTTAATCGGTTATTTTATTGTAATTATTAGTGTACATTTACATTATAAAGATCATTTATTTGCTACAAATGACATTTTATATATGCACCCTAATTATAGAAAAGGATTTGCCGGAATTAAATTAATAAAATATGCTGAAAAATGTATAAAAGAAGATGGTATTTCAGTGATGACTATAAATGTAAAAGAACACAAATCTTTTGGTGTAATATTAGAAAGATTAGATTATACTCCAACAGAGACAGTTTATTGTAAAGCATTAATAAAGGAACATAATTAATGGCTGTACAAATTGGAATAGCCGCATTTTCAGCGGCGGCATCAACGACAGTCGCGGCAGGGGCTACTGCGTTTTGGTCGGCTTTTGCGGTTAGGCTTGCTCTAGGCGTAGCACTTAAAGCACTTACTCCAAAGCCAAAATTATCAGGTGCTAATAGAGGTTATCAGGTAAATGCAAGAGGGTCAGCGTTAGATCATCAAATTATATATGGAAAAATGCGTGTTGGTGGCGTTATTGTATTTGATGAAGCAACAGGTGAAAATAATAAATTTTTGCATCGAGTAATCGCTTATGCTGGTCATGAAATAGAAGAGTTTAATGAAATATATATAAATGATGAATTGGTAACTTTAGATGGGTCTGGAAACGTAACGTCTCCAAGTAGATATAATGGTTTTATAAGAATAAATAAACATTTAGGCACAGCAAGTCAGTCAGCAGATAGTGATTTAGTGGCAGAGACAACAAACTGGACACTAGAACACAAATTAAGTGGGTTAGCATATTTATATATACGATTAAAGTTTGACGCAGATATATTCCCTAATGGTGTCCCAAATATAACAACAACTATTAAAGGTAAAAAAGTATATGACCCTAGAAATAGCTCAACGGCTTGGTCGGATAATCCAGCATTATGTATTAGAGACTATTTAACTTCATCATATGGTTTAAATGAGGAAACAGCTAACATTGACGATACATTAGTAACAACAGCGGCTAACGTGTGCGATCAAACAAACACTTTAGCATCAACCAAAAGATATACTTGCAATGGCGCGTTTGTAACATCAATTACTCCGTTAGATTTGTTGAATGATATTATAACGTCATTTGGAGGTTCTATATGGTATTCTCAAGGCAAATGGAGAATGAAGCCAGCATATTTTACAAGTTCACAATTATCTTTAACCGATGATGATTTACGATCAAATATAAAAGTTAGCACCAGACACTCAAGGCGAGACAATTTTAACAAAGTTAAAGGAACTTTTAGAGGTTCGGAAAGTAACTGGCAGACAACAGATTATCCAGCCGTTACAAATGCATCATTTTTAACAGCAGACAATAATCAAGAAAGTGTGGTTGATTTAGATTTACCCTTTACTGATAACTCTATTGAAGCCAGACGTATTGCCTTGATTGCTCTGGAACGAAACAGACAACAAATAACTGTCAATGCTAATTTTGGAATAAGAGCCTTTAAAGTACAGGTAGGAGATACAATTGCTTTAACTAATGCTCGTTTTGGCTGGACATCTAAAACATTTGAAGTGGTTTCATGGAATTTTGGCGTTCAAAATGAATATGATCTACAAATAGAATTAACTCTAAGAGAAATTACAAGCAGTGTATTTGACGAGGTTAGTGATGGTATTGTTTATGAAAATGATAACACAACATTATTATCACCATTTGAAGTTCCAACTGTTGGTATTTCAGCACAAGCAGTTGCGCGTGTTTTATCCGAAAAGTTAGTCAATCAGTTAGAAGTGACAATCACAAGTGGTGCTGAAGAAAGAATAGATTTAGTTGAAGTACAATATAAAGCAAACGCTGATACTGTTTATAACACAATGGGAACAGGAGAGATTGGAAGATTTATTGTTGTTGATTTAGAGCGTGGTATATATGACATAAGAGCAAGAGCTATAAATACTTTCGGTGTAAAAGGTGAATTTGAGCATTTACCTGATTTTACTGTTGATGCTTTATCTGATCCACCAGCTAATATTTCAAATTTTGGTTTTGAATTATCAACTGGAACATTGTTTTTATCGTGGACTCCAGTAGCAGATTTAGATTTATCTTATTATAGGATTAGGCATTACTCACAAACATCTAGTGGAACATGGGCAAACTCATCAACCGTTATTGACAAAGTTGCAAGGCCAGCAACAAATGCAACTCTGCCAGCTAGATCGGGTATGTATTTTATAAAAGCATTTGATAAAGGTTTGAATGAGAGTGTCACTGCAACAAGTTTAGTAATACAGCCGACTGAATTGCCTCCTTTGGGTACAACAACAACTTTAACAGAAAATCCTAGTTTTGCTGGTAGTAAAACAAATGTTGTTATTGATACAACACCTAACCCTGATGAGCTAATAATTGATACTATTTCTGGAGCAAATCCGGCAGGAACGTATAATTTTGCAAATTATGTAGATACATCCAGTTCAAGAACTGCTAGAATAACTGGAATAACAATTTTTAGTCGGCATCAACCAACTGCTGGAACGTGGGATAATATAGTAGGAGACTGGGATACATGGCCTGATAATTTTGATGGCTGGACTGATGAGCAAGCCGCATTTAACGATACTAATGTAGAAGTTTATGTCGCGGCAACACCAGACGATCCAGCTTCTAGTCCAACGTGGGGAGCGTTTTCTTTAGCAAATGGATCAGATGTTGTTGGACGAGCGTTTAAATTTAAAGCAGAATTAACAAGTACAAATACAAATGTAAGTCCTTCAATAAGTTTATTAAAAGCAACAGTGGAATTCTAAAATGAGTCAAAACGATTACACAATAGCAAATCAATCAGCGTCAAACGCACGAACAGACATTAATAACGCATTACAGGCGTTAGCAAGTTGTTCATCTGGGGCAACAGCACCCAGTACAACTTACGCAAATATGTTATGGTATGATACAAACACCAACATACTTAAAATGAGATCGGAAGCTGACGATGCGTGGATTTCATTAAATTATTTAAATCAATCAGCAAATACGAATAATATTTTAGATGATACACAAGTTGTTAATACAAGCGGTACGCAAACAGGTTTATTAGGAGATCAATCACAAGCTGTCTGGTCTGCTGGATCGGGTACAACTGAAAGTTTAATTTCACCAGCTAAATTAAAAGGTGCAATAGATGCACCAGCAAAAAGTTTAGCGTCAAATGGATATCAAAAGTTTGCAAGTGGTTTAGTTATGCAATGGGGAAGTGCTACTTGTGGACGAGATACAAGTACGAGTATTAATTGGCCTGTAACGTTTCCCACAGCTTGTCTTCAAGCTACTGCTACTTATGGAGCTGTAGCAAGTACTGCAAGTACTGATGATGCGGAGGTATCCATTCACACCCTTACAACTACAACAGCAAAAATTCACGTTGGTGCTATTCAGAATAGTTCACTGTTAGTTAGATTTATAGCGATTGGACATTAAATGAGTACAACTAGATTAGACAAAATTGAGTGGACGTTAGATCGTCACGATGAATCTATAACTAATTTAAGAGACGTAAGTAAGGAACTTAAAACAAGTTTAAATAGTATTGAGCGGTCTTTAATACAAATAAAATGGTTTGCTGTTGGTGGACTAGCGGTTATTTTTGCTGATCAATTTGGATTAATGGGACTTTTAAAAGCAATTGGAATTTAACAAAACAGAGAGGATATAAAATGAATTGGTTAATGAATAGGTTAAAAGAGCCTTCAAGTTATGCGGCTATTGGAGTCGGTATAATTGGAATAGGAATTATTATCGGTGTGATGGAACTTGCTTTCATTGGCGTTGCGGCATCTATTTTAGGTTTAATAATTGCCGAAGAAAAGAAATAATAAAAAATGAACCAAAAACCCCACTACATATAAATGAACCAAAAACCCCACTAGGGGAGATAGAATGTTTAAAAAAATAGTATCATATTTAATTGTTATAATGGTGGTTTTTTCAATTATTTATTTAATATTTGGAAAAGCAGAAGCGGCTGACAGTAATACAGTTTCATCGACTATTATGGATAAAGCACCACCAAGCGCAGTTGCACCCTCAGTTATTATAAATAATTCTGATATATGCAGACATGGTATAAGTGGTTCAGTAACTACTTCTGTCGTTGGTATTTCTAGTGCTGTGACTATAGAGGACATTGATTGCGTTAGGATAAAATTATCACGCGCTCTGTTTGGAATGGGGATGAAAGTGGCTGGGGTTAGTACCTTATGTCAGTCTCCTATAATTTTTGATGCAATGGCTATGTCAAATACTTGGTGTCCCTATTATGGCAAAATTGCTGACGATGCCGAACAAGCGTGGAAAGATAACCCACAGTTAATACCAGAGGGTAGTTTAATACGAAAACAAATTGAATTAGCAAATAAACCTTCTAAAAAACGTCCCAAAAAAGATGTAAAATCAAATGAAACAGATAAAAAACCTTTTAACATGGGTGCTCTTGCTGCTTTTCTCGCTATCCTTCTCCTCTAAAGCAGATAATATATGCCCTGTAACTCAAGTCGGTTTATGCGATCCAATAGTTGTGGAAGAAATAACAAATGTTGATGTTGTAACAGAAACTATTAATGATGGAACTGGGGTGACTACAATCACCACTACCACCACAGATATTAATACGACAACAGTAACTAATGAAACCTCAGTGGATATATTGGACAGCGATAATGGGTTTGTACCATCATCAAAGGACGGAAAAATGTCGATTGATTGGGGAGGCCAAGGCTCTGCAAGTATGCCGTCTGGGTCAACGTGCGGTGATTTAGGGACAGATAAATGTGCGATGATAACAGGAAGTGGCAATTCAACAAGCATTAACGGTGTTAGTGGTATGGGTACAACCTTTGTACAAACTATTGACATAAGTGATTTAGATATCAGTAACGGTGGGAAAACAAATTATAGTATAAAAGTATATAAGCCGGATAAAGATGATAGCATTTATATGCACATTACAGGAAAAAATGGAGCAATTACTCAATTTTCTGGGACAGATGTTTTATCAGCTAGTGGAGTAGTAACTGGTTATTCTGAATATAATGGCGGTTTTGAGTTTGCTGGTAATCTTACAAGTCTTATTGTTGAAGTGGGCGGACGCGATATCGCACTTTCTGTCGGTGTTATGTTTGATGACGTAAGTGTGAACGTCTTGTATAATGTTATTTCTAATATTGTTTCGCAAACTATAACATCAGTAGAATCATATGTAGCGATAAATATTGTCGATGATACAATAACTGATTTATTAGAAGATATTTTTGATAATAATATAATTGAAGTAGAGAATGGTAACATAGAAATTACACCAACATCTCAAACTGAAGTAACATATGATAGTGTTGAAGCGGAATTAGCACCACCAAGTGCAGAACAATTTGAAATAAAACTAGAAACTGAAACAGGAGAAAACATAAATGCCGAAGTCTCAATACAAGAAATTGAAACTGAACTCGAAATCGAAGTCAGTGAAGTCGAAGTTGAAGTCAAAGTCAAAACCGAAACTGTATCGGAAAAAGTAGAAGTTGCAAAAGTTAAAACAGTTGACGTTAAAAAGCCAATAACAAAAGCTGAAATAAAAACTCAAAAGATAGAAAAAGCCAAAGCAATTGTTAAGAAGATGGGCAAAGACAGTTATTCTAGTGCTAATCAACAAAAACAATTATTAATAATTTCTGTTTTAGGAGATACAAAAACCTTTTTTGATAGCCAACAAAAGCAATTAACAGACATAACAGGGTTTTTTTCCGATGTTAAATTGTCAGGTGGTACAATTTCTGATAATAACTTGTCATCGTATTTGATGAATGTATATGAAGATCAAGCAATGAATGATTTAGTAAACTTACAATATAGGTAACACATGGCAGAGGTTGAAATAGCTGGAGCAAAAATAACTGGTGGCAAACTTTTTTTTGCATTACCGATATTGGCGGCACTTGGTTCGGGAGCATGGGGTGGTTTCACGTTGTATCAAGAGTTTTTAGATTTGAGGGAAGCAACAGAAAATTACATTAGTCCTGATTTATCTCATATTGATAATCATATGACGATGGTTGAAAAGGAATTAGGAATTATTAGTGCAGAGTTCTCAGCTTTACGCCAAGTGGACTCTGCAACGAACGCTATTATAACTGAACAGATTAATTCTGTTAAAGAAATTAGTGGACGTTTGCAGTCGGATGTTCACGATTTAAGAATGGACGTTAATCAAGACAAAGCAGAATTGTTAAATGATTTAGATGGAGCGATTGATAAAGTAGTTGCTCAATTAGATAAACAACAAGAGTTGTTAGATAAACAAGAAACTCGTAATCGACTATCTATAGAAGATGCAAGAGAATACATAAATCAATCACGACAAATTAATAAAGAAACTGAGAATATGATTAGAGGTTTAATTTCTAGTAGTGAAGAGCGCAGAGATAGAGTTGTTGACAGATTAGACATAAAGATTGCAGAGACGCAAACAATGATGGATAATATGTTAAAACAAAATAGAATAATGATTGATGAATTACAAACTAAGTTAGACGATAAAATAAGAAAAGCATTAATAAATCCATTGTTAGGTAAAAAATGATCGATGATAGAGAAGCATTAAAACGATTAATAAAACGCATAGCTGATGAAATTCAAGACAGTGGTTCTGGTCATTTAATAACTGCTATTAATGTGATAAGAATTCAACTTAAAGAAATGGAAAAAGAGCATGGCAAAGAAACTTGAAGCTAAAAGTAAATACGCTGTTGCTGATAGCGATGGTGATGGCGTGGTTACAGATACCGAACTTGATCGCCATGCAATGTGGGTTCGTTTAGAGAACGAGGATAAACAAGCCGACACGCAAAGAATGATGGCGTTAGTCTCAATGTGTGTTTCGATTGCTGGTGTTATATTGTTGTTATTGCCAATTGTTACATTAGATAGAATGGCAGTTATATCACCTGTTTTATCAACTTTTTTAATTGCTAACACTGGCATCGTGGCGGCTTATATAACTGGATCTGCTTTAAGTAAAACTAAAATGTAAAGGTATATAAACATGAAACTAACTTATGGAAGATTAATAATAATATTAACAATTGCATCTATAGTAATATTATATTTTTTAATAAGTGAATTGGGATAATAAAATGTTTAACATATTAAGTTCGATAATTGCTCCTGTTGGTAACCTAGCCTCATCGTGGATGGAAAATAAGACTGAAAGTCAGCGAGGTAAAACTGCTGTCGCGAAGGCCAAGGCAGAAGCTGAGGCCAAGGTCATGGTTTCGGCCGCTACGAGCACTGCTGAGTGGGAAAAGATAATGGCTCAAGGCAGTCAGAACTCATGGAAGGACGAGTGGTTGACAATTTTATTTAGTATTCCTCTTATCCTTGCTTTTGCAGGGGATTTTGGACGTACTATGGTAGCACAAGGATTTGCGGCTTTAGAGGTTATGCCGACATGGTATCAATACACTTTAGGCGTTATTGTTTCTGCTAGTTTTGGCGTTAGGTCAGCTACTAAATTTTTTGGCGGTAAAAAGTAAAAGGATTATACAATGAGTGAATTTAAATTATCAAATAGAAGCCATGCTAATTTAGAAGGCGTAGATAATAAATTAATAACAATAGTAAAACTTGCAATTGCTGAAACTAAAATAGATTTTGGTGTAATTTGCGGATTAAGAACTATTGATGAACAACGAGAGTTGTTTAACAAAGGTGCGTCAAAGACAATGGAAAGTAAACATTTAAGTGGATACGCAGTTGATTTAATGGCTTATGCTGGAAGTCGTGCTTCATGGGAACTTAATTTATATGATGATATTGCTGACGCAGTTGCTAAAGCATCTCGATTAACTAGAGTTCCTATACGGTGGGGTGCGGCATGGCATTTAGATGATATAGGAGATTATTCTGGCAGAATGGAAGACGCTATGAATGATTACATTGATTTACGACGATCACAAGGACGTAGACCTTTTATTGATGCTCCTCATTTTGAATTAATGTAATTGGATTAATTGCATACTCCCAATAATCTAATGTCCATTTTTTTATAATTAAATCTTGTTTTATCATTTGATTTAAATAAATAATTGTTCGGTTTTTACTAATGTTAATAAGTGCGCTTACTTCACCCGAAGAAATAAACGCACCTTTTAATTGTTTTAGTTGATTATAAATCTGTTTTTTAATTAATAGATTACGCATTACAATTCGATTTAAGATAACGAACCTATGATGTAAAAACCTAAAGGTATAATAAAGATGCAAATAGCACCTATAAAATCTTTAATCATTGCCAACTCCCATCGTGGATTATACCCCATTTAAATTTATAGCCAGTTGCATTGCAATCGTGGCAATCATCTCTGCCACCCATACCACTTAATATTCCTTTACCTTTACAAGTTGGACAATGTCTATCGGGATCATAATAATATTTATTTATTAATGTAGTAACAACATCATTTTCTTTAGTCATTTTAACTCCATCCTTTTGCGGCATTATATCCAGCTACATAACCTAGCATTTCTTCTTTGCTATTAAATCGCTTTAGCTCGCTATGGTATTGAGTAAGTCCCATATTTATTGAATATTTATTAAAAGATATTACTCCCGTATTTATTATAGTTTCATTTGAGTTTTTCTTTTTTTGTACCCAATACTTTTTATAATTCCTAGCAAATATCGCGCATTGGTTAGCGTGATAATATTTAGCGTCACCTCGTAGTGAAAAGCCTATTAACTTTTTAACTTCTTTAAACTGTTTTTCATTTTCTTTTATATAATCTAACATTTTAGTTCTCCTTTTTATATCTGTCCAGTTTCAAGTAATATTTGCATATCGCTTTCGTCATTAGGGTCTAGGGTATAAAAACCTTCTGCTAGTTCCTCTTTAAGATAAGGAATTAAATCTTTTAATGAACTACTTCTATAAGAGACAGTAGTGGCGGTGCTTGAAACCCATGCTTTCATATCTGGAGCATAAAATAAAATATTCCAGTCTCCGCAACTATCTTTATCTGCGTCAAACGAAATGTCGTAAGTTTTGCAAATGGCTTCTAGTTTTTCTGGTGTTTTCATTTTATTTCTCCCTTTATAATTTGATATAGTTAATATGGATATTCGTCATTAAAACAAAATTCATCAGTAGATAACACGGGGTCTAGATATTCTTCAGAGTCTTTCTCAGCTCTATAATTAACTCCCCATGCTTCCAAAAGTTTACTTAGCCTTCCGCAAATCATATTTTCATTTAAAGTAAGTTGATTAATTATTTCTCCATAACGATCTTGGTTTGAAAGAATCCTAGCCTCTAAATCTTGAGAATTAAAACTGTTAAGATTTTTTCTATTAATATCGTAATCTAATTTTTCAAACGCCTCTAAAGTTTCCATTAAATGTTGGAAGTCTGGGCGGTTTTGTGGCGAGGTATCATTAGTATTTGTGTAAACTGGTGTTTTCATTTTATTTCTCCCTTGTTTGTTTCTTTATAATATAATTATATTACATTATAATGTAATGGTTGTAAAGAGGTAAAAACAGTTTATTGTAATAAAAATGGAGTTAAATTTTAATATAGAGGGAAAACCCATCGGCAAAAGCAGACCTAGATTTACAAAGTTTGGTCGAGCCTATACTCCAAAACAAACAAAAGATTATGAGTTATATATTAAAACAATAGCTCAAACGGCTATGAAACGTGGTAATTTGACAATTACTGCCAATAAAGTCAGGGTTTTGTTAAAAATGATCTATCCTATCCCTGTATCGTGGTCTAAGACCGCAAAACAAGCCGCTAGAGAGGGCAAAGTGACACCTAAGGTTAATGACATAGACAATGTGGCAAAGGCAGTCTTAGACGCGCTAAATGACGTAGTTTATAAAGATGATCGACAAGTTTATTTTTTACAGGCTGAAAAGACGTATGAAACGCCTGATGATAAACCTAAAATAACTGTTTATATTTGCTGGGAATAACTCCAGTCTGAGCCATAAGCTTCGTACCATCTCTCAGGTTCCCGATGAATTGCTATTTTAGATGTATCAAAATTGCCTTGATGATGTCCTTCACATAAAGGAATGGCATCGCAGTCATCGCGTTTTCTAAAACTATATCGGTCGTGAATTGGGTGATGTGCTTGAGTTCTTGATATTTGATGCTCTCCAAAAGTAGAACATATAACGCATTCTAATGTTCTAACATAATTTAGCCATTTGAGGTTTTTTGTTGGTTTACCTCGTTTTTGCCTGACTTTTTGTTTTAATAAATTACTCAAGAGGGTCAAATCCTATTGCTTCAGCTAATTTTGCCATAGTTTGTTCAAAATAGCTATTAAATTCTGTTTGAGTCATTTGTGAAAACGAAGTGGAGTCTGCTAAATATATCGCACCTCCTGTAAATTTACTGATTGCAGTTTCGTAATATCCACACGCCATTTTTAAATCGCGGTGGAGATGTTCAACTGTCGGCCATTTGCCAGTAGCTTTTACGGCTTTTGATAAAGCTATCCAATATAAACGATGATGTGGGTGTGATCGCTGAGAAATAGGTTTGATTTCAAATTGTTGATTATTTTTAAATTGCTGGAATTGTTCAGCATCAAAACTAGAAACAGGTCGTAGCTGACCATCCATTAAATAGACGGTCAACTTAGTTTTATTTATACTCAAAAAGGTATCTCATCGTCAAGTTGATTAACACTGTCCAATGCTTCAGTTGGACTAACATCCTGTTTATTTCCACCTAATAAATCTACTGACCTTGCAGTGATGCCTAAATAAGTTTTTTCGTTGTATTCGCGTTGAGTTAGATCACCAGAAAGACCAACCTTTTGACCCCTTTTTAAATAAGGCAAGATGCTATCTTTTCCCCAGTAACTAATATCAAAATAAATAACAGATTTATTATCTCCCCAGCCGGTATTAACAGCTATAGAAAAATTCAGTACTTTAGAACCTGATTGAGTGGTTCTTTGTTCAGCATCTTTTGTCAAATTTCCGATAGTTGATATGTTTAACATTAATTTATCCTTGCTTTTAATATTGAGTTTAATTCAGTTCCCCACTTAGGATTAACATCATTTAATTCGTTTATGGTATTTTTAATAATATCAATGTTTTCTCTAAGTTGTTCTTTTGAACTATTTTCTAGTTTGTTTTTATATTTAAAATACTTCTCTACCTCTGGATCAAATTGATTAGCATCGTCATCATTCTGATCGTAGCTGGTAATTCCTAACAACTGCATTAAACCAGTTCGACGTGCATAAGTATTAGCCGCACCGATTCCTTGCATATGTAATTTTGACCCTAACTCAAGATATTGTCGGCTCGGTATAGCCTCACCAGAACTATGAACTAACATAGTCTCGCAGTAATGACCAAACTCGTCTTTTCCAGATTTTGTAATAATACAAAAACCATTTTTATGAATTGGGGCTGATACAGTATTTAACAATTGCTGTAACGAAACATACTTAGATCGCCATGCCGGATTGTTACTATCATTAATTAATTTTGGTAAATCCATTTGTAATTGTAATAAACTCTCATAAATAACACTCATGACTTGTCCTTCAAATAAGGCGAAGCGGCTGACCCATTTTTCTGATGAGACTTAGCAGTTTCATTAACAATCTCCTCAAATACTTTATAAAAGTTCCTATAAAAATAACTTTTATATTTATAATCATTATCTGGAAACGGCTCTGCCTGTTGAAGTTCGTTTATTTTATGTGCTGCAAACAATTTTAATGTCAGTGGCGAAGGCCATTTTTGGTCGGTTGTCATCATTTTATTCAACTCCTTTTTTACTTTAATATAATTGGTTTACATTATAATGAAAATATTGTAAACGTAAAAAATGTATTAATTGGAGAAAGTTAGTGGAATATAAATTATTAACATTGGAGAAAATAAAAGAACGATTAGGTGATCGCAATTTGAATGCGGTCGCTAAAAGTTTAGGGTTACATTACAACAGTGTCGCTCAATTTACTAAAAAAGAATGTAATCCTAATTACAAAACCTTAAAAGCAATTTCATTATATTTGGGAGAAAATAAATGAGTAAAACACAAAATATGTTAATCTTAGAGCATTATTTTAAAAAAGGTAAAACAATTAACCCAATTGAGGCAAGAGAAAAACCTGTTAAAAGTATTCGATTAGCCGCTAGAATTCACGATTTAAAAGTAAAGGGTTACAATATCGGTAAAATTATGGTGACATTGGACAACAGCACAACGCCTGTTGCACAATATCATTTGATTAAATAAAAAAAGGCTCTAGCTTTTTAGGGCTAGAGCTAAATTGATGAGTTTAAAATGAACAGTTACAGACTACCAAGTACCTTAATAAATCTTTTAGCTCACCAATTTAAATAACACAAGTAAAAAGGGAGATTTATTTTATGAGTCATAAAGCGACTAACTGGGCGTTTCAACAAAAAGGACTTTTACCAGCGCAAAAATTACTGTTGCTTCATCTTGCTGACAGACATAATCCCGATTTTGGATGTTTTCCAAGTATAAAGAAATTGACTATTGATTGCGAAATATCAAGAGGCTCAGTTATAAAACATTTACAAAATTTAGAGGATAAAGGACTAATTAAAAAGCAAGAGCGAAAGCGCGAAAATGGGTCACAAACATCTAATAACTATATATTGGGTTTTGAATTAGGGGGGGTACAATATTTAGACCCCACCCCCTTAGAAGTTAGACCCCCCCAGTCTAAAAAACATAACCCCCTTAACATAGTAACTGAACCAGTAAGTATTAGTAATATAGGCAAAAAGAAATCATCAACAATTCCTGTCAATTGGGTTTTATCGGATAAAAACATTGATGATGCTATAAAGATGGGGTTTTCTCAGTCACAATATTATGAAAATAGCGATCAATTTAAAGATTACCATATCAGTAAAGGTTCATCGTTTAAGTGTTGGGATGCGGCTTGGCGAACGTGGTTGAGAAATAGTTTGAAATTTAATAGCAATAAAAGTGATAATTTTATTAACTTAATGGCAAGAGCCGCAAGGGAGAAAAGCAGTGTATAATTTATTATCTAAACAATTAAACTTACAAGAGTTAGAAAAGCATCGGATGTGGATAGCATTAAAAGCCGAAGCATTATTAAATAAATATTTTGTTCAGCCGGTAAAAGATGAAATAAAATATGAAATGATGTTAGGTTGGATGAAGGCGTTAGAGAATTTTAGTCAACGTGAAATAGATGAAGCGTTTGTTGAACACCTAAATGAAGAACCAAGGCGGAAGCCGCATGAGGGAATAATAAGAGAGCGAATAATAAACAACCGTAGGAAAAATATGGTAGCAAATAAAAAAGTTGAGCCATTACCTATTGCAGTTACAGTTGATATGGAAAAAAGAAGAAAATCAGCGGATAAAATTATGAAGGAAGTATTCGGATCAAGTAAGAGGTTTAATAAATGATTGATAATGATATTCAATCCTCATCAGATATCTTAAACTCTGCTAATAATTTAGTTAGTCATAAAAGACGTAAAGAATATGGAGAACCTAAAACAAACTTTAAACGGACTGCAATTATGTTTTCGGCTTACAAAGGAATTGAATTCACTGCCGAAGATGTTTGTATGTTTATGGTATTTGTAAAACTGGCAAGAGAAGCACATAAATCTAAAATGGATAATAAACGAGATGCAGTTGGTTATTTAGCGTTAGCGCATGAAGTTAAATTATGATACAGGCAAAATGAGAGCATAAAAAATAGCTTTCCTGATCAGTAACTCCGAACCTCCCTCGGTAGTTGCTGGTCGGTAAAAAACTAAAATATAAACAGGAGTAAAATTTAATAATGGCTAATGGAGTAAGTGGAAGACCTTTGAAAGTATTAGATGATGAACAAAAAAAGGAAGTAGAAACATTAGCGGCTGTTTTATCAACAGACCAAATTGCTGATTATTTTGGTATAGGAAGAACAACATTTTATGCAATAATGGAACGAGAGCCAGATATTTTCGAACGCTATAAAAAGGGAAGAGCAAAAGCTGTGGGTAATATAGCGTCAAACCTAATAAATAAAGCACAAAATGGGGATTTAGGAGCGCAAGTCTTCTATTTAAAAACTCAAGCTGGGTGGAAAGATACTACTGCTGTTGAACATACCTCGCCTGATGGATCAATGACACCTACAAAGATAGAGCGAATAATTGTCGACCCTACAGATTAAAACGCCAAGATGGGTGCTTCCTATAATAACAAGTGATCATCGTTATAAAGGTGCTAAAGGTGGTCGAGCATCCGGTAAATCACATTTTTTCGCTGAAGCTATAATTGAAAGACATATACAAGATGCAAATAGTAGAACAGTTTGTATAAGGGAAGTTCAGCGGTCGTTAAAGTTTAGTGCAAAACAATTATTAGAAGATAAAATCAAAGCATTAAATGTTGAGCATATGTTTGAGGTTATGGGGACAGAAATACATAACAGGCAGGGTAATGGAATAATAATATTTCAAGGAATGCAAGATCATACTGCTGAAAGTATTAAATCATTAGAAGGGTTTGATATAGCTTGGTGCGAAGAAGCTCAGTCATTATCAAAGCGATCAATAGAGTTATTAGACCCTACATTGAGAAAAGATGGCAGTGAGTTATGGTTTAGCTGGAATCCGAGAAATGAAACCGATGCAGTAGAACAATTGTTTACTAATAATAATCAAGCGAAGGTTGTCCACGTTAATTATTTAGATAATCCTTTTTGCCCAGAAGCAATGTTTACTTTAGCAGATCACGCAAAACAATCAGATTATGAGCGTTATAATCATGTATGGTTAGGAGATTATGAAAAGTATAACGAAGCACAAATATTCTATGATAAGTGGAAAATAGAGGATTTTGTTGTAGCTGATAATTGGGGAAACCCTTATTTTGGTGTTGATTTTGGTTTTCGACCTGATCCTTTAGTTGCTGTCAAATGTTGGGTTTACAATGATAATTTATATATAGAAAAAGAAGCATATGGTGTTGGAGTAGAAATAGACAAGACAAAAGAGTTTATTTGTGATACCATACCAGAGTTTGATAAATATATAAGTCGGGCAGACTCAGCAGAACCTAAAACAATTAGTTATTTGCAAAGGAATGGTTTACCTCGTATGGAAGGTGTTAAAAAGTGGCCTAATTCAATTGCTGAAGGCGTGAGGTTTATTCGCGGATTTAATTCTGTTATAATACATCCAAGCTGTAAAGGTTCAGCAGAGGACTTTAGATTATATAGCCACAAGACAGATAAATTAAGCGGTGATATTTTGCCAGATATATTAGATGCAAACAACCACAGTCCAGACGCAGTGCGTTACGCACTCGCTCCATTAATTAAAGCGCAATCATCAGGAAAAATGGTAATTAGGATATGAGCAATTCAGTTAGTAAAGTCAGTCAAGAAGTAGAAGCAATGCTATCGTTATCAGCACCAGTTAGAGATTTAGTTGAAGGTGGCGCACATATGCGAGACTTAGGTGTGAAATATTTACCACAGTTTCCACAAGAAACCGATGATGATTATAATGCAAGAGTTGCGTCAAGTTGGTTATTTGATGGAGTTGGCAAAACTATAGAAGATTTAAGTGGCAAAGTATTTGATCAACCTGTTATGTTAGCAGAAACAAATACAGATTTAGATGTATGGGCATTTAATATTGATTTAGAAGCAAGAGATTTAAGCCAGTTTTCTAAAGATGTATTCTCAGATGCTCAAAGGTCTGGAATATCATTCATAATGGTTGATGCTCCTTTAAGAGACGTAAACTTAACAAAAGCGCAAGCATTACAGGGAAACTTTAGACCATATTTTGTACATTTAAGATTAGAAGATGTTTTAGGTTGGAAATGGGAAATAATAAACAACGCTCCTAAATTAACACAAATACGAATTATGGAACGTGTAGCAACTGAAAGCACTGATGAATTTGTTCCTGATAAATCAATACAAATAAGAGTTTTAACTTTACCAGTCGAGGAAAAAAGAATTATTGGCACAGTAAATGTTCGTATTTATTGTCAAAACGAAAGAGACGACTGGTATTTGCATGAAGAATATGGAACTGGCATGACAGAAATCATGGTTAAGCCAGTTGATATTGGTCGCAAAAGTTTTTTCAATGCAGAACCTCCACATAGCAGACTAGCAGAGATTAATTTAGCTCACTGGCGGTCGCAATCCGATCAAGCTAATATTATGCACCATGCTCGCGCACCAATGAAATATTTTCATGGTTATAGCAGAGAAGATTTGCAAGCATTTACTGAAGGTGCTGGATATGCTTTTTGGTCTAGTAATGAAAACGCCAAGATAGGTGTTGTTGAACATTCGGGTGCGGCAATAGATGCTGGTCGGACAGAATTAAAAGATATGGAGTTTCAGATGCAAGCAATGGGACTACAGCTTATTGTTTCGCGTTCTGGAACAACAACAGCAACTGGCGATATGATTGATGAAAATAAAATAAATAGTCGGTTGTCAATGTGGGCTGACACTCTAAAAGATAGTTTAGAAACGTGTTTTAGTTGGATGGCAGATTTATCCAATATAAATGCTGAAATAGAAATAACAATAAATAAAGATTATTCAGCAACTGCAATGAGTCATATTGATATGGACTCGCTAAATAAAATGCACTTAGCCGGAGTAATATCTAAGCAAACTTATATAGAAGAAGCAAAAAGGCGTGGTATATTAGCTGAAAATGTTGATGCAGAAGATGAAATAGAAATGGTTGCAGATCAATCAATGGATATGCCAGACGATGTCATTATCTGATGATATAGCCGATGCGACAATACGTCATCAAATATATTTACAGCGTTATAAATCTAGCGTTGTAAAACAAATATTAAAATTGCTGGATAATGTTGAAGGCGATATTGTATCTGACTTAGCTAGAAGGGATTTACAAAAGCTAACGCCTAAACAATTAGGTGGCCTTTTAACTAATCTAAAACGCAAAATTAAAACAGGTTATAAACCTTTAATCGATAAACTATCTGACGAGGTAAAAGAGTTAGGTTCGTATGAAAAGCAATTTCAAATGAATATGTTTGATAAATTGATACCTTTAAATTTAAGTTTAATATCACCAAGTAATGAACAGATTTATGCGGCCGCTAGAGCAAGACCGTTTCAAGGTTTATTATTACGAGAGTGGTATAACGGAATGCCAGATGGAACATTTAGACGAGTTAAGTCGGCTATTTCGCAAGGATATGTTGAAGGGCAAACAACACAGCAAATAATAAGAACAATCAGGGGAACTAGAGCGCAAGCTGGTATCATAGAACAATCACGACGAGGAGCAGAGGCAACTGTAAGAACTGCTCTTGCACATACTGCAAACGTAGCTAGAAACGAAATATACAGAAGGAATCAATCTCGGATTAAAGTTATTCAATGGGTATCAACTTTAGATGGTAGAACAAGCGCAATTTGTAGAGCATATGATGGTAAAGTATTCCCACCTAAATCTGGGCCAAGGCCACCAGTGCATATTAATTGTAGATCAACAACAATTGCAGTCTTTAAAACAGCTAAACAATTACAGAAAATGTTAAAGATAAAGAAAGTGCCAGTGGCAACTAGAGCAAGTATGAACGGACAAGTGGCGGCTGATTTAAATTATAATGATTGGTTAAAAAAACAACCTAAATCATTCCAAGATGAAGTGTTAGGAAGAAAAAAGGGAGATTTGTTTAGGGCTGGTGTTCCAATGGATAGATTTATTGATAAAGCTGGAAATGAACTAACCTTAGACGAATTAAAAGAGCGAGAAAATTCATCGTGGGTCAAAGCTGGCCTGTAACTTAGCAAAAGAAGGAAATACAAATGGTTTTAAAATATACATTAGATAATTTAGAGGGAATGGATGAAAACGTGCAATCTTTATATAAAGAAGATAACGGCACGTTTAAATTACAAGTTAATGGCGTTGTTCCTCAATCAGAATTTGATGCAGTAAAACAAAAGTTAGTTGATGCAACTGAGGAAGCGGTTAGAAGGCGAAAAAGTAATGAACGCTGGCAACAATTAGGTGAGTCCCCTGATGTTGTTCAAGAATTATTAAAGAACAAACCACAAACATCAGAAGATCAAGAACGGATTATAACTGAAATAAAAGACAGTTATGAAGCAAAAATAAAAGCGGCTGATGAAAAAGTACACTCGCTTAATAAAAAAACAGCTATTAATGAATTAAAAGTAAGATTAGCAGAGCAAAATGTGTTGATTGCTGGTGTCGAGCCTTTAACTTTAATGGCACAAAACAGAATTTCATTTGACGATGATGGAAATGTTCGTATAATGTCAAAAGATAGTACAAATCCCCAAGCTGGTTCGGGGGCTAATGGATATGCAACAATATCCGATTTAGCAAAAGAATTAGTAGAGTCGGAAACTGGTCAGCTATTTGTAAAAGATGCTGGAGTTTCGGGTGGAGGCAAACCACCAGCGTCACAAGGCACTTCGCCTAATAAATCAAGCGTGACTCGTAAACAATTTGATGCAATGTCACAATATGAACGGTCACAATTCGCAAAAGATGGTGGAAGAGTCTTTGACGGCTAACACCTCATTAAAAGGAGCTATAAGACATGGCAAATGTTTTAACTGACTTAGCCGCAGACATTTATACAGCGGCTGACATCGTAGGTCGAGAACTAGTCGGCTTTATTCCAGCAGGGACTATTAATGCTAACAGCATTGAGACAGCCGCAGTTGGACAAACTGTTCGCTCATTCGCAACACGCGAAGCAACAGCAGTAACTATAACACCCTCAATGACTATTCCAGAAGGAACAGATCAAACGGTGGATAATAAAACACTTACTTTAACTAAACAAAGAGGTGTTCAGATACCATACACAGGAGAAGATGTACGTTTTCTTAATGGTGGTGCTGGTTACGAAACTGTTTATGGAGATCAAATTGCACAAGCAATGCGAACTCTAGTAAATGAAATCGAAAGCGACCTTGCACTTGAAGCAAATCAAAATGCGTCAAGAGCTGTAGGAACTGCCGGAACAACTCCATTCGCATCAAACTTTGATTTAGTTGCAGAAGCACGTCAAATTTTAGCTGACAATGGGATGCCAACAAATGACAACAGAACATCGTTAGTTATGAATACAGCGGCATCAACTAAGTTGAGAAACTTGGCACATCTACAACGTGTTGATCAAGCTGGTGGTAGCGAATTACTCCGACAAGGTGTTTTATTAGACTTGCAAGGTGTAATGATGCGAGAGTCTGCTCAAGTTGTTTCACATACAAAAGGTGCTGGAACTGGGTATCTAATTAACAATGGATCTGGCGAAGCGGCTGGACAAACAACACTCACATTAGACACAGGAACAGTTAATACAACTGGTATTGTTGCTGGTGATGTTGTTACATTTGCGGCTGATACGACAAATAAATATGTTGTCAATACAGGTCTAACCGCAGTTGCCGGTGATATTGTTATTGGTGATAATGGTTTACAAGTAGCAATTGCAAATAATAACGCAATGACTATTGGTAACAGTTTCACAGCAAACATAGTAATGCACCAAAAAGCAATGGAACTAGCAATGAGAGCACCAGCAAAACCAATCGGTGGTGATGCGGCTGTTGATGTGTTAGTTGTACAAGATCCAAATTCTGGTCTTGTATTCGAAATTTCTGTTTATAAAGGTTTCAGCAAAGCAATGATCCAAGTCGGATGTGTATGGGGCTATAAAGCATGGAATAGCGATGCAATCGCGATCCTAATGGGATAATTAATAACATGGTGAGGGGCTTTATTAGCCCTTCATCGATTTAATTATAACAATAGAAATAAAATATAGGATTTAGATATGGCAATTGTTACAACTGTTGGAGGAAGCACCACAAATTCGTATATAACTGTTGCTGAATATAGTGCTTATGCCGATAATTTTGGGTGGAATATTGGTGGAGATACAAGCAATCATGAAGATCAATTAAGACGAGCCGCAGTTTATATTAACAGAGTTTATAATTTTGTGGGAGATGCTCAATATCAAACACAAGCAATGGCATGGCCTAGATTAACAACTCTGCTCGTTGATGGATGGCCTATTGATCCAGATACTGTTCCACAAGATATAAAAGATGCACAAGCTGAATTAGCTTTTTTAGTTCATGGCGGCACAGATTTAATGGCAACAGTAACAGGTGGCGCGACAAGACGAACAAAAAGCAAAGCTGGTGTCGTTGAAACAGAAACAGAATATGCCAGTTTTAGAGAGACTCCACGTTTCGTGGCAGTAGAAGGTTTATTATCACCGTATGTAGTTTTTGGTGGTTCACAAATTAAGGTGTTGAGAGGGTGACAACAGTAGCGGAAATAGCAGACACTGCATTTGATAATGTAGCTCTAGCAATAACAGATGCAATTAAGACTGCTAATTTGTCTTATGTTTCAAACGGAAATTATAATTATGACACAGGAGCGTATGCAACGACAACAACTACAATAACAGGACGTTGTGTTATTGATAGCTCAACACCGTCTGATGATATCTTTCCAGATTATGTTTTAGGTTCGCATGAGCAAATGATGTTATTAGAAGGGTTTTCATCCGTTCCAGTTGAAGGATGGACTTTAACATTAGGCTCTAAAACATATACAGTTAAAAAAGTGCAAGATATTGTCGGAGCTGGGGCTATACAAATGATTGTAGCATTGGAAATACCAGCATGAGTTCAAGAGATTTTATAATGCAAATAGACGCTGAATGGAAAGGCAAAGAAGAGGATATTTTGGAAGTATTTGCTGACGCAACTAACGATGCTTTAACAGGCATAACCTTAAAAGCTCCTGTTGATACAGGTCGTTTTAGAAGTAATATTTTAACGTCAATAGATGTTCCTGATATAACAACATTACCTAAAGTGACAATAAAAACAGCAAATGATGTTATTGCAGATGGTCAGCGCAAAATATATGGACGTAAAAGACTAACAAAATATTATATTCAAAATAATCTGCCTTATGCCATGAAATTAGAAAATGGCTGGTCAAAGCAAGCACCTCAAGGAATGATTGCAATAACAATGAATGAACTACAACACAAATATGATGGAATGATTATATGACTTTTCAACTAGAACGAAAGTCGATTGAGAAATATTTAGTGACGGCATGGGGAAACGCCACGCCTATTGGTTTGGATGAACATGAGTTTGAACCGATAGCAAATTGCCTTAAACTAAGTATTGTTAATGGAACAACTATGCAAGGCTCTATTGGTAGAACAGATAATAGGATAGAGCATTTAGGCAATGTGTTTATTAACATTTATACGACTGGTGGCGAAGGTTCAGCCACTTGGCGTGGTTATGCGGAAACTTTGATGGGTCTGTTTTTTAATAAACGATTAGATAATGCTGGTAATGTAGCATCAACTAATGAATTTATAAGATTTAGTCCTGTTAATCAACACCCATATATTTCTGGGACAATTTCTGATATACCTTTTAACATAGCAACCATAACCGCGCCATTCGTGCGCTATTCATATCAATAGGAGGCCAATATGACAGGCTCAGCATCAAACCAGCTTAGATCGGCTTATGTGGCCGAAAGCACCGCTGGAACTACACCTTCATCACCATCGTTTGTTACGAGTGATGTTCCAATATTAATAAACGCAACTCCGAATATTTACGAAAGTAAAACTCTAGCCGCTGGCGGTGCAAGGGCTGGAACAGGAGTATCAGGATTAGATGTTTCTGGAACAATGAGTGGAACATTTATTTATGGAAATTACGACACTTGGCTTGAGACATTATTTCAAGGTACATTTGCAACTAACGTATTAAAAGACGCAAAAGTTGTAAAAACGGTAACTGTTGAGAATGCTATACCAGCTGGTGTTGGTGGAACGAATACCATGATGAGATATAGAGGTGTGCAAGCTACAGGTGGTTCTCTTACATTAACATCTGACGCAGATGTGCAGTTTTCATTTGATGTTCAAGGTATAGGTTCGGACATAGCAACAACGTCAGCAATAGGCAGTTCATCATATGCAAACCCAACTAATAAAATACCACTTCAATCAGGTGTCGATGTTGGAACGATTGTTTATGACGGATATACTTTAAATTGTATGGAAAGTTCTACTTTAACATTCACATATGAAAACAGAGAGCGTCAAACAAAGTTAGCAAGCAATGATTTGTGCGGCATAACCAGAGGTGCGCTTGTGCCAAGTATAACAGCTAGGATTTATGTAGAAGCTAACTTTTTAGCCATATATAATGCGGCCAGAGCTAACCATACATCATTTGCAGTAACATATCCTTTAGGATCAGTCAGTGGAAGTAAATATACAATTTTATTTCCTAGATGCAATTTTACAGGAGCAGATTTAGACTTCTCTGGAGCAGACGCAATGCAAGACGTTACAATTATGCCTCAATATGATACGTCTAATGCGTGTGTTGTTAAAATAACGAGGGCTGTATCGTGATAGCAAAACAAAACTTTATCGGAATTATAAATGGTAAAGAAAAAGACTTTAAGGAAGGTCAAAAGATTAGCCAGAAAGATGCTAAAGAATTAAACCTTGCTGAAAAGCCGGAATTAGCGAAAGCGGAAAAAGGAGAATAAACTACAAAGGAATGACGGTGCGTCCGTTAGGGAGTGAGGTCGAGCTAGGATAATCTCACTCCCATCATCTTAGCAAAGGACAAACAATGTTAAATTTATCGAAACCAAGGATGTCAGATATGACATTTAAACGAGAATTGCCAAAACATCTAGATTATTTATCAAAAGAAAGAACATTTATAGAAATTAGATGCAGAGCTGGAGGATATATTAATACAGAATGGCAAAAATTAAATGATGAAATAGACAGCCATCGCCAAATTAGAACGATGGAAGTCAGTGAACATTTCAAGGATAAGAAAAAGTATGCAACAGAAATGGCGAACATGAGTAAAGAATTAGGGGAGATGAAATTACATTCTTTATATGATGCGTGTGTTATAAGTTGGAACACTAATATCTTAAATAATGGAAAACCCATGAAATGCAATAAGGATAATTTTATGGAATTAGCTCAAATTAGAA